CAAGTCAAGGAACTTGGCTACCGTGGCGTTGGCTTTGAGCATGATTTCAGTCATCTTTCCCCCCTGTAAAGGTTAGGACCGAGTGTAGCACTAGGGCAACGCCACTAATCCAAAGCGCTTGCCGAAGTGTTGGGCCTGAGAGGGTGATGAGCACGAGGCCGATGCCTGCGACGGTCCACGAGTTTTCTTTGATGTAGTCGAGCAAGCGTTTCATTTGCGTCGAATACTAGTGGCTGCGGCTGCCACGACAGTGACGACGATGATGGTGTTGACCACCTGGCGCTGTTCATCAGTGATTTTGGAGCCTTCTCGTATGCCGCCTCCGGTGCAGAGTTCTACGGCTCCGATTTCCAGGAGTTCTTCGGTGGTGCGGGTGTCTTCCCATCGTTCGCCCGTGGTCCAGCAGTGGACTGGGGTGAGTGGTAATAGCAGGGCTAGGAGGGCAAACACGCTACGATGCTAGACGTGCGCCACTTCTTCGTTGTCGGGTTGACCGTCCTGGGCGTGGTGCTATTGGTGCCGATTGTCGGCTTGTGGTGGATGTTTAGGGACTGGCCTGAGCAAGGGCCGTTCGACTAAACGATTTCAACCCACGAGGTTGTGTCCTCATCCCAACGGTACGGTTTGTCGTCTGTCGGATATGGGACTGGGGCTTCCCACTGGCAGGTGTCTTCGTTCAACACCCACGATGCGAACGGCTTCGGTGCGATGAACGCGTCACGTACTGCGTCGTAGGTGTAGCCGATGCCTGCATAGTTTTTGCGGAACGTGGCGTTGTAACTGGTTTGTTTCCAGTTTGTGCCGAGGCCGAGCGATTCAAGGAACGCTGCGCCTTGCGCTTCGTTCGCTGGTGCTGGGTCTGGGCAATCGTTGTCGGATACCACGAGAACACGAAGGACCGTGTTGTTGTTGTCGAGTTGTGCCATGTGCGCCATAAGGGTCTCCTTACGAGATTACCAGTGAACTTGTGCTTGTGAAGGTGTGGATAGTGTAGTTGCCGCTGGTGGTAACTGTTCCTCCCGTAATCGTCAAGCCCGTTTGGGTTGCCGAAGCAGTTGTGTCAGCGGTCAAGTAGCGCACAACTACAATGCCGGACCCGCCACTACCACCCGTGAAAGCAGTTCCATTGTCGTTTCCTGAGCCGCCGCCACCGCTGCCTGTGTTCGCTGATGCCGCACCACCATTACCGCCACCGGCATTGCCCGCACCGCCACCGCCACCGCTACCGACAGTTTGGTCAGAACCACCACCACCGCCACCAGCGCGCGCAACGCTTGAACCCGTAATGCTGTTATTGAGCGAACCACCGCCGTTGCCACCATTCGTACTGCCGCCGTTATTACCTGCTCCACCAGCACCACCACCGCCACCACCACGGTTGCCGTCAGTGCCTCTGCTTCCGCCTGCATAGCCTTGATTTGCTGTTCCAGCACCACCATTAGCACCATTGCTACCGCCGCCACCACCAGACCCGCCTGATGCGCCATTGGCATGTGTACCGCCGCCGCCACCGCCACCTGTTGATGTAATGGAACCAAAGACGCTGTTGCTTCCGCTGCTTGCGCCAGCCCGCGTACCACCAGCACCACCGGCGCCGATAGTGACAGTGTACGTCGTGTTTGCAGTTAGTGAAAGTGCACCCTCGGCAGATGAGCCTCCGCCGGACGTGGCGCCACTCACATTGGTGCGATAGCCACCAGCACCGCCGCCACCACCGCTACGTATGCCGCCATCGTTTGTGCCTGACCCACCGCCACCACCGCCAGCAATAACGAGATACTCAACAGAAACGGAAGTTCTTCCACTGCCAAGCCCGGTGACGTTACCCCAGGTCCCGACAGTAGTTGAGACCCTTGTGCGTTGTCCTCCGCGACTCATGCGATTACCAAATTACCAGTGCTGTTGAAGGTGTGAATCGTGTGCGAGCCGGAGGTGGTTATTGTTCCGCCAGTAATGGTGAATGTCGAACCGTCAGCAGTCAAGTAACGCACGATGACAACACCCGCACCACCAGCGCCGCCAGTAAATGCGGTTCCTTGGTCGCCACCGCTACCGCCACCACCACCGCCGGTGTTTGCAGTGCCAGCGTTGCCGTTTCCATTCACGGCACCCGAACCGCCACCACCAGTTCCAGCCGCGCCGGCTTGGTTGTCTGAACCACCAGAACCACCACCACCGCGAGTTACTGCCGTGCCAGTGATGCTGTTTGAAAGACCATTGCCGCCAGTTCCCGAAACGACACCTCCGCCATTGCCGCCAGCCGCGGAAGCACCACCACCGCCACCAGCACGGTTGCTGTCACGACCGCCTCCGCCGAAACCCTGTGCGGTCGCACCAGTACCAGCGGTGCTTTGGTCTCCGCCAGCGCCACCACCAGAACCACCGTTTAGACCACCAGAACCAGTTCCACCACCACCACCACCACCAGTGGATGTAATTCCGTTGAACACGCTGTTGCTTCCGCTGTTTCCGCCGTTTCGCGTTCCGCCAGAGCCACCAGCACCGACCGTTACCGAATATGTGCCGGGAGTCAGGGTCATCGATGCTTCTGCTGAAGAGTTTCGACCAGACGTGGCGCCACTTACGTTGGTGCGATAACCGCCTGCACCACCGCCACCACCAGAACGAACGTCAGATGAGTTGGTACCAGAACCAGCGCCGCCACCGCCACCAATAACCAGATACTCAACAGCCAGAGTGAGAATTGGCGCAACCCAACCAGTGCCAAACCATTGGCCAACTAGCGTGCTGACTCGCTCTCGTTGACCCCACCGCAGCGTCATGCTGCTACCTTACGAAATGCGGTTGACGTAACCGCCAATAAGAATCACGTTCGTCGTCGCAGCAAACGCTGTCACCGTACGAGCAACAGACCCAGTACCAGCCAACGTGAACCCGGGGACCACAAGCACAAGACCAGACTCAGCCGCAATCGTCAACTCAATCAAGTCATCAGGTGCAGTCGTGCCACCGAACTCGATGGTCAGTTTGCGGGCAGTTGTGTCCGAGTTGACTGCATACAGCCAAATCTCGTCAAGGATGCTCGCTGACGTACCAGTCGCATGAATCGTCGTACCAGTCGTCGCGGTCGCCGCCACCTTGATGAGACGACCACCCGTCGAACCGCTGAGATTTAGTTTGCTGAATGTTGCCATGTGTCCTTATCCTAACTGAAGACTTGTACTGCGATAACGATTTGGTCATCCTCGCCAGAGGACAACGCCTGCGCCCACTTTAGCCCAGTCGCCGCAGTGGAATCGGCGGTCAACACGAAGTTGTTTGTACCTACCCCAAGACGAGCCACATCCGAACCATCGAAAGCAACGATGTCGCCCTTCGTCGTGTAACGCGACGCAAGGAAGTTCGCTTCATCAGCGTCATCCGCTGAGAAGACGGGGTAGATAGTCGCACCGGAAGCATGGCTCTGGGCAGTCGTGTCATCCTGCGCGCGGGTAAGGGTCAGCACTGAGCCTGAAATGGTGGCGCTGCACTTCTCCTCGCTCGCAGTCCCAGGACTAATGACGACATAGAACGGCACTGCTGCAGCCGACGGCCAACCAGTCGTCGCCGCCAAAGTAGCCGACGTGTCGCCAGACGCCAAAGCGTTGACAATCGTGGTTTGCGCCGCTGCGCCTTTGTACTGTCTACGAGTTACTGCTGCCATTGGAACCTCATCTTACACTACGCATAACGACTATAGCAGTACCCTCGAAGTCGTTTTCCACGTGGGCATTGATGATTTGCTGAACCTGCATCTGGACGTTCTCCACGACAACGGCAAAGGTTTCTTGGTTCTCCTGATAGATGACGACCCTGGGGTTCTCGACCAGGTCTCGCAGGTAGCCAAGTTCTCTGTCGACATCCTGCCAGTACTCCCTTCCCTTGACGGACAGTTTGTGGTGCATGACGAGGGGGACCGAAAAGATTTGGGAGCGAAGGGGTGCCGCGTAAGCACGGGCCATCCAGCGGGTTAGGGTCGGGCCCGTTGTGGCGCCGGAAGAACGAGTAAGCGTGACCTTGATTTCGGCCTCGAACACCTTGCTTTCCAGCCCGTCAAAGGTTCTCTCCTTGATGCCCTCAATGCTGACCGGGGAGAAGTCGTGGAAGTCTCCCCCATCCGAGGCAATCGACAACTGGACAAACCCAACCAACGGTAGACAGCGGATGTCCAACTTCGGGATGAACTTGGCGTCTGGCACACCCCACCGATAGATACCTGAACGCAGGTAGCCCGACGACACAAGGTTCGTGGCGTGTGGCTGGAACACACCAACACCAGACACCGTGAACAGCACATCGTTCTGGAACTCATGTATCGCTTGCACCGTACCCTGGGCGGTAGCCATCAGGTCGGTTGCATACGCTGGCTGGTTCGGGGAGATGAACACCGAAACATCCATGCGTCCGATGCCTGTGGAGGTGGAGTCGAAGTTGGACCACGAGAAGTAGACGTACTTACCGATGCCAGCCATCGCACCGACAGAAGCCCCAGTCTCCACGAGCGGGCCGACGGTGAGGTTGCCGTCGGTGTCCGTTGAACAGAAACGGAACCCTGTCGTGGTGCCGAGGATGATGTAGCCGAGATAGCCGTAGATAGAACGCACAATCTCACCGAGCGGCAGTTCAGCGGCAGCAGTCGGAATGTCAAGCGCTGTACCATCAGCCTTGATTTGCGTCTTGTACATGATGCTCGTGTTACCTGCGTAGCCTGCGGCATAGATGTGGGTCTGGCCAGCGGCGAAACCCACCCACGTCCAGTTTGTGTTCGGGTGCGTGTAGAGAGCAGTCGGGTTGTTGGCTGAGGAGCCTGCTGCGGTGGTGATGTTCCAAATCTTGCGCTTATCCACACCCTGACCAGCGACCATCAAACGCCCACGCACATACGCCAAAACGCCAGCCTCGATACCCGTGATGTACGCCGACGACGTGGAGATGCCAGCGTTCGTCTGGTCGATGTCGCCGTTGTCGTACGAGTAGAACACGTTGTAGCCGTCCGACGTAATCGAATACAAGTTTGACGCCTTGGTACCTGTCACCGTTGTGACCGTTACAAAATCGGTGGTGTACTTCACGGTCTGTCCATCAGTGCCGTACAAACGCCCATCGGCTGTCACCGCATACAGGTTTGTGCCTGAGGTCGGGTAAACATTGGATGTGTCGCGCAGCAGCGATAAGCGACCTTTCGTCCACGGGTCCACGCCCTTGCTCTCATAGAACCTGAACGACTCAGCGTCAGCCGTATCCGAATACTGCTGCCCCGCACCGTAATGCCACGACGACTGCGAGCGACGCCACAACCCTTGCGGGTTCAGCGCTGACTCGCCAGGCTCTGTCGACTGGTCAACCGAGTCACGGACACGGGCATCAAACTGGCGTGTGAACTCCCTGCTCTTGGTGTCAATCATGTACGGCCTGCCGTTGATTGCCACGGGGAATACGTTTGGAACTAGTTGTGTTGCTCCGGTTCCCGTATAGAAACCAGTGGCTGGTCGGAACGCGTCAGTAAAACGCGTGATAGTAGCCATCGGCTACTTCCTGAACTTGATTGGGTACAGCGCCTTGAGTCGACCGGCTTCGGCAATGATTCGCTCTCGACGCAGGCGCAGAATGTTGGCGATTGAGTTGGTCACTGCGCCAGCCTGCACTTCGTCTGGACGGCGAGTATCGCCCTGTGCTTCTATGAAGTTGCGCTTGATTTCGCGACCGGCCATCATGCGCAGAATGACACCCATTTCAACTATGTCTTCGCACGTGGTTGGCACAAAGCAGTTTGTCGTCAGGTCGTCGGACTCTGATGTGGCGCGCGCAAACGGAGCCTTGTATCGAACCCTAAGTGTTCCTGCCATAACTGACTCATCAAGCACGAGAGTGTTGCCGGAGGCGAAGTCGCCGGTGGGCAAGCCAGTCTGCAAGCGCACGCCGTGAATCACTGGGTGTTCGTCAGCGAGGTAGCGCAAGCGCACGTCAAGCAACTGAAGAATTGTCCCCGAGGAGGTGATGTCAATTTGCCTGTCGGCGCCGTTGTAGGACAGGTCCACGCTCACGACGCGGAACAGTCCGTTCGCCGTAGACGACAGGTCGTCGATGTCTGCATTCAACGCGTCGAGCATCTGTGCTCGAGGGAAGCGCGGAGTGACGGTAACCAACGCTCCGGAGGAGTGCGATGCCGCGGTTGTACCCGCGTAGCCTCTTTCAACCGTCAGTGTCTTGGTCGCTGAGTTTGCTTCCCAGATGTAAAAAAGTTCTGAGTCGACCTCGAATACAGTGCCAGCACGAAGGCCGCCGACATCATAAGAAACAACAACACTCGTCGTGCTGCTGTCGAGTGCCGCAGCCAGTTTGTTGCGTTCTTCAACGACCCCTGCCAACATCTGCCGCGACGCCCTGTTCAGGACCGTCGCAACTGTCGTCATCTCACTCCGTAGGTACCGTACCCTGGGAACGAACCAGCCTGAGCCTTCGCAGAACTCTTACGAGTGCGCTTGCCCTTTTTACCCTTGGGCGGCTTTGCCATTTCCTTGGCAGGCTTCTTTGACTTAGAACCTTTCACTTCTTCTTTTTTCCCTTACCCATCTTCATGGGCTTACCAGTCTTCTTGGCCTCGGCCTTAGCCATTGCCATTCCCTTCTTGCTGTAGGAAAATTCCTTCTTACCAACTTTGGGCATGTCTGTTCCTTTCGGTTACCACTTGACTCTATCAGCCCAGTAGGCCGCAGACATCTTACCCTTGGCGATGTTCTTGGCGTGACGTGCCTTGAAGGATTCGCGACGCTTGCGGTATGACGCGGACTCACCCTTCTTTTTGGGGGAGCCTTGTACGCCCTGCTGGCCGAAGCGAATCAACTTCACCTGGCTGCCGGACTTGGCAAGAACTGCATGGGACTTCTTGGCGTTGGGGGTGCGTTTGGGCTTGTTGTAACCAGCAAAGCGTTCGCCCCGGTATGTGATTGCCATTACCTGTACCTCTTGGTTTTCTCCGCAACCTTTTTGGGTTGCTTGACAAACTGTTTGCCAGCCTTATTACCCTTGGCTTTCGCCCTGTTTGTTGCGGCTTTTTCAGACGGGCTGAGCGCATTCCATGCCGCGTCTGGCAGGTAGCGCTTCTTGCCCTTTGACGGTTTGCCATCGGACGTGCGCCATTTTTGGGAGGTCCATTTTTTCAAGGATTTCTGGGATTTCGCAAGCGCCATTATTTGTAGCCTCCACCGGCTTTCTTGTATTCGGATGCAAGGAGTTGTGCCTTGCGCGCCGACCACTCGCCGGGGTCTCCACCCTTGGAACCGGCTTTTATTTTCTTGAATAGACGCTTCCGCATTTCTGGCTTGGTGTAATTTCCCGCCTCATTGACTCTTGATTTGGTCTTCTTTTTCATAGGGTTTCTTTCGTGTGGGATTCAACATACCCCGTCCTGAGCAGAACGCCAAGCACCCTTTCGGGCACTCGCAGTGGTACGCCCTTGACGAAGTAATAGGACTTGTCGCCAATGTCGCATTGTTCGGTTCTGTTCAGCACTACATGATGCCAAACAGTTGCCATCTCTAACTTGGGCTTTGCCAGCATTTTGCCTTCGGGCAAAGCGTTCGCGAGTTTTCGGGCAGCCGATTCCCAGGACCATTCTGACACTTTGGGTAGCACGCTTTGGGCGTGCCGAAGGTAGCGGTCATGATTGGCATACATCTCGCACATCGCCCCTGCCAGTTCCTTCGGGTCGGATTCGTCCCACATGCCGCCGTAATCCGACGGGGCGGGCTTGTGGGAAATAACGATGGGGGCTAGATGGGCAAAGTCTCCCTGCCCCGATGCTGCGTTCATAATTGTCGGGATGCCGCTTGCCATGGCCTGCAATGGCATCAGCCCGAAACCTTCGCCCCTGGTTGCCGCTATCCAGCAGTCTGCGCTACGAAAGAAGTCAAGGGTTTGGTCGTCGGTAAACCAGCCCCGATGCAAAAACACATTGTCGGGCAGGTCAAGGTCAGGCATCCCGAAGGCTTCTGGATTGGGCTTCAGGTGCAGTTCGGCATCAAGGTTCGCAAGTCGAAAAGCCTCAAGGACTATGTCCAATCCCTTGCGAATCCATTGAGAGCCACCGGCATGGAATCTGAACCTTGGGTTTGTCTTTCTGTCCTTTGGCTTCCATCGCTTCAAATCCACGCCCAGAGGTACGAGTTTTACGTTTCGATGGTGCCTTGAGAATAGGTCCAGATTGTGGGTGCAGGGGACGATTATCTGTTCGTATGTGGGTAGCCAGTCAACAAAGCGCTTAGGCAGCGTGTCCGATTCCCACATCGTGAAGCACGTCTTGTGTTGCCCGGAATAGAAGTGCCCCATTTGAAACGGCTGCATCATGAACACCATGACATCGGCATGTTCGTGCAGCGTGACGTCAGCGGGGACGTGGTCGACAAAGCCCTTGAGCATTGTGCCGTACCCGTATCTTGGGTCAGGAAAACCTCGCCAAGATTGGTAGTTCAATCGGCAATCTTCTCTAGTTTTGCAGCACCGTCAATCTTTGTCGGCTGGCCGCCGGTCTTGCGTATTCTCTTGTAGGCATCCAGGTCTTTGTCGAGGATGCGTTCCTTGTGGTTCATGTCCGACACGGCCCTGCTGCGCGTTGGCATCGCGGAGCCAGAAACAGCAACGTGTGAAATCCGGCAGGCAAAGCAGCCCTCAACATCGAGGTTCGGATGAGTTTCCCTGTGCTTCATTGTCCCCCGTCAGGTTATGTAGGCCCCGTACCCAGCGGCGATGAGTTCGTCCTTTTCGCTTTGGGTGACGATGTTTTCATGTCCACCGTAGTAGGTCTTGACAATGATGGCAATGTCCCTTTGCTCGTTTTCTGTGAACGAGCCGTCAATCAACTTGTAGACGTTGCGACCGCGTTCGCCAGGAACAACGTGGCTAAAGAACCTGTTGGCAATGCCGCGCCCAGCGAAGTCCGCCCAGCGCACCAGTGAATCGGTTGGTGGACGGAAGATGAGCAACTTGACGAAAGACGCTGGTGTTTCACTGCTGGTGCCAGAGCCAGTAGCGGTGACTCGATACACCTTGCGGCCTGATGCCGTTTCCGTGGCTGTGTTTGTGCCCGTAGCGGTTCTGAAAAGTTCCTTCCTGTAAGTAACGGATGATGTGCCAAGACCGGAACCACTTGCTGTCCTGACTGAGCCAAAAACCGAAATTGCGGTGGATGAGCCAAGGCCAAAACCGGTTGCGGTGCGTGGGGCAATGTATAGCCATGTTGCGCCCCCACCAGAAGTGCCTGTTCCGGTTCCGCTGGCAGAACGAGGCAGCACTTCAATGTATGCAATGCTGCTTGCGCCACTGCCTGAATCGGTGGCGGTTCGCAACACAATGCGAACTGCTGAGGTTGAGGAAGAACCAACACCAGAACCAGTTGCAGTGCGAACTACGGAGCCTTTGAAAAAGGCTTGGGTCGCCCTAAACGGCGAAGCAAAATAGACGACTCTCCGGTAGGAGTAATCCGGTATTTCCTCAAACTCCCTAAAGCCAGGAGTATCGACGAACCCGAAGGAAAAATCGGTTACTTCAGTAGCCATGTGGCTACTTTACTCTCAATCGAGAGTGAGCGTCAGAGACGTAATTTGGAAAGTGTCTCCGGCGGTCACTGCAGCGGAAGAAGCAAGCGCTCCAGTCCACAGGCAGTTGCCCGATGAAGAAGCGTCCCAGAGGGACCAGTGCGTGTAGGTCTCTGTGGTGGACACATTGGTCCACTCTGCAGTTGCAGCCGTCGCCATGCTGCCGCTTGCTGCGGCGCTCCACGTGACGACCTTGCGCGTCGCGTTGGTGGCTGCGTTGTCGGTACCCGCTTCGCCCGGGTCGCCCGTGTGCAACTTGATGTAGGTGTTTGCAACCGAGAAAGAAGTATTCGAGAGTGTCTCGAGCAGTTTGTTTTCTGCGTAATTCGAAATCGACATGGGGCTACCTTACCACAATGATGAATAAGAAACGTGGGGACCGGGCCAGGGGATGAAACCCGGCCCCCACTTTTTTCTTACTGCTCCTGATTAGGAGTTCGCGCCGATGCTCGACGAGGACTCAATGCGGCGCAGCGACGCTTCGCGGAAGCGTGCGTAGCCACCGAGCCAGTACCAGCCGACTGGCTGGAAGCGCTGGAGCACGTCCACCACTGGGCCGCGAACGACACGTGGGAACGGTCCGTTGCCATCGACAATCGAGTGCGCCTTAGCAAGAGCCTGACGGCCCATGATGTGGGTGCAGTAGACGTCAATGTTTCCGGTCGAGCCAGAACCGTTCGAGGCGTTCTCGAAGATTTTGGCGCGTGGCGACTCGATGAAACGCACGCCTTCGAAGGCGCCGACTTCACCGTTGTAGATGTTCGCCGGGTCGCTGTACACGTGCGGGTCACGCCATGAAGCAACACCAGTCTCACGACGGAGGTCGTACGACACGTCTGGGTGAATGAAGCCCATGTACATGCCGTTGAACGACACTGCGTTCGCCTTGCGGAGAGCAGCGACAATCTTGCGAACGTCGTTGGCCTCGATGATGTCTTCGGCCTCAATCTGGTTGCGAGCCGTCTCGTCGGACGTGCCGCCGCCGCCGTAAACGACGTTGGTGCCGCCAGCGAGAACCTCGCGGATGACTGAGTCGATTGAGATACCGGCGTTGTAGCCGACCACGTTCGCCGCTGCCGCGTCGACGTCGAGGAACGACGTGCCACGCAACTTGGCTGTGGTGTTGACTGCGTTGCCGTACTCGTTCAGCGTCACTTCAACTTGGCTGTCGCTCATCGCCACCGGGGTGACGTCTGTCGTTTCTGCCAGGGTTGAGGTCGCCTCGGAGAGGTCGTTGAAGATGGTGAACTTCACCGACGAGCCAGGCATTGCCTGGGCGACCGGCATGACGTCTGCAACCGCGTCGAACAGAAGTTCGGAGCGAAGTGCGAAATACGCAATGCGGTCAAATGCAACCTGGTCTGTAAGAAGGCTGCTTTGTTCTGTCTTGGACATTGTGGGTTATTCCGTTCTCCCGAGTGGGAGAAACCCACCGGGCTAGATGTTTTGTGTTTGTTCTCTCATTTGCGCAAGTAGATGCATGACTTCATCTTGACTGCGAGTCGAGTTCAACTTCTTCACCCAATCAACTTGGTCGTCAGTCTGCTCAGCAGCAGTGCTTGCTTTTTGAAGCCTGGCCCAAGCCCTTTTCTCTGAGTCGTCCACTGCTTCTTTCGGCTCTTGCTGCTGCGGTAAGAGGTTTACCTCTTGTGCTGCCGCCCGAATCGCTTCGGCTGAGACCTCGCCGTCGTAACCCTTGATGAAGTATTTGGCCTGCGGGGCATTCACATCAATGCCTGCCTCAGCGAAAGCCATCTTCCTCTTCAGGGATTCAAACTCTTGCGCTTGCTGCCGGAGAAGTTTGTTCTCCTGCTCCACCTTTCTAAGGTGCGCGCGTACGGGGTCTTTGCTTACCGTTTCGCTCGTCTCGTCATCGAACTGGTCGTTGACATCTGACATGTGCTCACTCCGTTCTGCCCACTTCTAGGTGGAGGACCCAGAAGGCTGCGTACACCCTTGTTGCTTAGGTCGGGGCGGGGGAACCCGACAAACAAAACAATACACCACCGATGGCGTAATGTCAGGGAACTACTGCGCCATTCCGGCGCCGGTCTCAATCGTGCCGGATGTTGCGCCAGTGGTAGTCGCAAATCTGCCGCCGCCACGGAATGCGGCGCGACGTGTCTCGGCTCGTCGGGCAAGGCGCTCCTGTGCCTCGGTGTTGTAGCCAAAGGAAGCGCCGAGTTGTTCTTCGGCTGTGAGTTCTTCTTCGCCAGTCATCGTTTCGAAAAGACCGCGTCTCTGAGCCATGGTCCCAAATGTCTGAAAAGCCTGAGCCTCTGTAATCCCACGAGATGCCAGTTCTTCTGCTGTAAGCCTGGTGAGTTGCATGTTTCCCTGCTCCTTGGCACGGGCAGCCAACTTGGCCGCCTCTGCGCGCCTGGTCAGAACCGGCATGGTTTCGGTTGGGTTCAGGAAGTACGCAGCGAGGTCTGAGTCTTCAACGCCGTACAGTTCGCGCATCTGCGTCTTGGTTGCAGCATCTGCTTCTTGCACTTGGCGATAGCCCTGGGCGATTCTGGACTGCAGTTCCTGGGGGGAAACGTCGCCAGACAAGAGGTTCTCGATGATGTCTGGGCGGTTGAAGTAGCGGTCCATGCCGTTTGACTTCATGACTTCGCGGTAGGTATTTTCCAAAGCAATGTAAGAGGCAGGCGTGAGTTGTGACAGCCCGGCTGCTGCCCGCTTGATGTTGGCGGCGAACCTCTTCTTGAACGCCTCTGTCTCACGAAGTTCAAAGAGGACTGCGGACTCGGTGGTAACACCACGAGCCATAAGCCCAGAGATTGTGTCGCCCAGGGACTCCAGGCCGTACCTTGCCAAGTAAGACCCAAGCAAAGCCCTTGCGTCCTGGTTCTCGCCCATTGGCAAATTATCGTCATCCTCGTTGCCCCCGCCGCTGGTGGTGGTGGTTCCGATGGCAGTGGTGATGTTTGCTAGCGCACCCAGTGCGTCTGCAACCGAGTATGTTCCCGACCTGACACCAGCGACAATCTCGCTAGCCCTGCTTGCCAGCGCTCCGCCTGCCAAGCCAGCCACCCTGCCTGCTTCTGTCTCGACCTCGCCGATACGGGCCGCATTGGCCGTAGCCAGTGCTTCTGCTGGTGTGGGGGTGGGGGCAGCGGCTTCTTCGTCTCTGGGCTGCTGTGCGACGTTGGTGCGAACGCGGGCCTCAGAAACAGGCACCATGCGCTGCTGTGTTGGGTCGTATGTCATCTCCACGTTGCTCATTGCATCAACCCCCAGTTGCGCTCAAGGAAGTCAATCATCTTCATGGCCTCGTTCCTGGCGGCACGTGTCTTGGTCCAGCCGAACTTGGGGTCGCTGCGGAGCGCAAACTGGAAGTCGTCAGCCGTCAGGCTGGTTCCATCTGGGCGCTTATTGAAGACAATGGAGAACTTCGGGTCGTCCATGTTGATGTCCATGGGATTCATCTCGAGGGTCTGTGCCGCGAGGTTGCGGTACGGCTCGAACACATCCTCCATGGTGTAGCCCTGGTCAAACTGCTCGCTGAACTGCGAGTACATGATTTTCGCGTTGTCTTTGGCTTTCTTGATGAGCATGTCCTGGGTGTAGGTCGTGCCAAGATACGGCTGTCCGGTGAGCGCAGAACGAATCTGGTCGTCCAGTCCTGGAGGGTTGTAGTTGTAGCGCTTCAGGGCCTGCTTCAACTGCGTAGCGACATCCGTTTCTCCAAGGGCCGGAGGACCACCTGCGGTTGCCTGGCGAGTCGAGACGATTGAGTATGCGTAGTAGTTGGTCTGCAGTTCGCTTGCCTTGGTGCTCAGGCTGTAGGTGGCAAGGTCGCGCAACTGCGTGTCGTCAAGTTCTAGTTCTCCGAACTGGCTGCGCAGTTCAACCATCTTGTCGTTGATTTGGTCGTCTTTGTCTGCCTGACCGAGAAGAGCCCAGTCGCGCTTGGCTTTATCCGTGGCCGTATAAAGTTTCGTGCCCTGAACCTTGGCTATCCACGCCGCTCTGCCAGCATCGGTTGTCAGGTCGTACTGGTCTGGATTTTGGGCGAAGTCAATGAAAAGATTGATGAGGTCTTCCCCGAGGGTGGCGCGTGCCTTAGCCTCTCCCTCACCGCCATCGAACATCGAACCGAACTGAGGGAACTGAACCTTGAACTGTTCGCGCCAGTCCTGCACCTTTGGCTTCTTTGGTTTTTTGGGTTTCGGTGCCATCATTGACCTAGCGCATTCATTGCGATTGCGATTGCGTTACCAAGACCCCATGATGTCTTTGCTGTCGGGTCAGCAGCCTCTGCAAAGCCCGCTGCGCTGACCTGGCTGCTTGGCATCTGCTGGCCTGCCCTAACGGCTGAGCGCTCCTTGTTCTGGATGAAGTCGATTGCGTCTGCCAGTTCCTTCTTGGTTGGAGCCCTGCCCAGACGAGAAAAGAATGCTTCGCGCGCATACGCCATGGCGTCCTCATCGGACGTGACTCGCACTGTTACGCCGCCACCAGTTTGCACGGTTGCAAATGTGCCAAGCATGCCGACGACATCCGACCATGGCTTTTGTGCGGTGTTGGCAATGCTGAGCAGTTTGCCCCACACTCGCTCGTCTTCGTCAGCCCAGCCAATTCCGTTCATCAGGGCTTCGCTAACTTTGCTGTTGCCATACCAGCCAATGCGCTCGAGTTCCTTGGCAACCCTGATTCGCTCAGCCGTGCTCATTTTGTACATCTGCCTAGCAACCACGAAGGGGTCGCTGATGTCGTACTGCTTGCCAGCAACCCTGCCCTGCTCGTCAAACAGCACTGCGCCACGAACGTAGGTGTCGTAGTAGGAGGGCTCGAGGACTCCGCCAATAACTCTTGGCTTGGTGATTTGACTGAACCTAATGTTCGCGTCGTTCTGGATTTCTTGGATTTCTTGCGGGGTTAGGTTTGGCGAGAAACCAGTGAACTTGCGTTGAGGGGTTGGGGTTATTGGCAGCGAGGATAACGCCATGCTGAAGTCGGATACGCCCTGACCCGCATTCTGGTCCATGTTGTTGCCTGTTTCAACCATTTACAAATCCACTTCCTGCACCAAGAAACGCTGCCAGATTCTATCAAACTCAGGGTTCGCGGACGAGAGCGACTCACCCAACTGGTAAAGTTGCTGTCTTGCCGTAGCGGCCTTTTTGGACTGGAAACTAATCAGGTCATTGGACTGCATGACCTGTATTCTCACGCGCAAGTATTCGCGAACCGAAGCCGCGATTGCGTTGCCGTCGAGACGTGGGTCATCTGCCAGCCTGTACAACTGGTCGATGTCGTTCTGCAGTTTGTTTGCCTCGAACTGGGCTCGGCGTGGGAAACCGGGCAGTTTGGCGTTGAGGTAGTCGCGGTAGTTGCGCAGGGCATTGCGCTGCAGTTCGTTTGGATTCGGTCCAAACATGCGGCGAGCGGCTCGGTACTTGACGGCGCCCAAGCGGTTCTGTGCCAGGTCAATCATCTCGCGGTCGGTCAAGCGCTCACGCTTGCCCTCAATCAACTGCCGTTCCCAAACGCTGAAACTGAAGTCGCCTCCGCCGCGCGGAGCCATGAAGTAGGCGGTGTCAGGGAACTGGTTGATTAGGTCCCTGTTCTCGCGCTCCCAGACGCCGAACTCTTCGGTGGCCTCAAGACCCTGGGCAACGGCTCGGCTCTTGGAGCCCAGGTAAAGAACCAACTCGTCTCCGTACAGCCCCAGGAACTTGTCGACTGCGCTGTCGTAGTCCTCCTGCTCAAAGGTGCGCAGTTCCTTCATCAGTTCGTCAACGAACTTGTCACCCTTTTTAGTCGGAACCTTGAACTCAACGATTGGGGCTGCTGGTCCCGTGAACTGACCGAGGGCGCGCATAAGGGTAAGAATCTGAGCGCGCGTCCTGGCATCTGCCATCAACTGGGTCACGCCCTCTTCGGTGCTCAGGTTGTACTTCTCGGTGTTGACCGACAAAGCACGCAAGGTCTCCATATAGGTGTTGCCGTACACGGTGTTCATGTAGACCTGGTTTGTGAACATGCCAGCGATTGCGGGTGCGGTCTTTTGCAGCCAGGATGGCGTGACGTTGATTGCGTCAAGGAAGCCAACCTCGCCGTACGGAAGCAGAAGTTCTTTCAACTTGTCGTACTTGGGCACATCTGGCAGGAGTTGTGAAACCGAGAAACTTGCCATTGGTCCCAGCGCTGGATAGAAACTGATGCCCTGAGACAAACGAGCCAGCGGTGCGCTCAAGGGCGAGTCGGTGCCGGTGAACAGTTTGGCAATGGTCCCCGACATGGGGAACGTGAACATTGGTTCGCCTGTGTTGGGGTCGCGATAGATGAAGCCACGACCATCCATGTCCGGGTCAGCCTGCGACAGGCCGTGATACACCTTGTGGAACTGGCGATACATGTGGATGTTGTCGGTGACGGCGAAACTTGCGTAACGACCAAGTACGTCTCGCCATGCCGCTTCGAACGGAGCCACCACACGCAATGCGTCTTGGAAATTGTTGCGTGACGATGCGTCGTACAGAAGTTCTTTGGTGTTGTGGATTCCAACAAAGCGCGAGTAGTCGTCGAGTTCCTCGACGGTAAGAGTGCCCTTGGCGCCCTTGCGATTTGGCAGGTCCTCAATCGCCTTTGTGACCTTCTGTCGCAACTTGCTTTCGCCAAAGTATTTGCGAATGTCGCCCTTGGACTTTTCGTAGATTTCGGCGTACAACTTCATGCCCTCTTCGTACGACAACTGGTCGATGTGCTTGACCACTTCGTCGTAGTAGAACTGGCGGAACACAACCGACTTCTCCAGCGTGCGTGAAGCCGTATCGTAAAAGCCGTCAAAGAACCAGTTGGTCAACTTGTCCATTGCGTCCATGGTTCGCTGCTCGAGTGAATCGAACTTTCCGCCAGGACGGTAGGTAATCATTTGCTCGCGCGGGTATGAGACGGCAAGACCCTTCTTGGTGGTTTCGTCGTACAGTTTGGCGCGCTCAATGAGTCGGCGTGCCTCCTTAGCACCCAGACCGTTCTTGCCCGCAGTTGCCGCGTTGTCCACGGCGATGGGCACAAAGGTGTACTCGTCGCCCTCAATCCTGCGAACAATGCCAGAGACTTTCTCACCGGCAATTTCAACCGTGCGCCTTTGGCCCACTTTGACCTTTTCTTTGGGCTTCAACTTGAAGTCGTCAACTCTGAGAATCCTGGTGTCGTCAAGATTGCCAACAGCATTATGGGCAAAGAGAAACAAGACGTCATCAAGGTTTCCGGTGTTGTACCTGACGTTGTCGATGACGATGTGGCGGAAGTACGCATCAAGAATCGAGCGATAGAACTCTGGGTCGTCCTTCTTCAACTGCTTTATGGACAGGGGTGGGAACTTGAATGGTGCGTCTTTTGTCCTGTCGTAGAACTCAATGCCATCAGAGAAGAGAGCGTCTACACTTCTAAACGCATGCGTCCTCTCGTTGTCCATGAACTTTATGAGTTCATCTACAACTTGCTCATCTGTCTTTCCGGCACTGAGTGCGACTGCAGCGCGGGACTGGAACTCGTCCGTGAGTGTCTTCTGGGCGGACTGGATGACTCCGTCTGTGTGGTAACGCGACAGATAACGTTTTGGCCCGCTTGCCCTAGTAACCAGGGTGAATGACCCGGACTTGTAACGGTGCCTGACGCTGTCGCTGGCGCTCCAACCGAAGCGTGAAGAAGCACCAACGAAGGCCTCGCGCAAGTCTTCGTAGACATCTTCTTGCCTGCTGCGCTCCCAGTACTTCGACCGCACACCGGCTTCGGCGGCTTCGGCGCCCTCTTCGAGGGCTCGCTTGCCTGCCGACACTCCAAGGTCGGTGACATCGACACCGGTAATCGTCTTGCCGTAGCGCTTGCCAATCACCGCATTGATGTAGTCAATTGGGTGCTTGAACTGATTGATGCCACCGGCAGCCATGCGGACCTGTGCGTCAAGCATGTTGCGAACTACATATCCACCAGTCGCCAACTGCGCGACCTTCCAAACTCGCTGCTGTAGGAGTTCGGCAAATGCCAAAGAAAGGCGCTGCTCGCCGGTTAGCACTGGCCTGCGCTTCTGTTCGGTCATGCTGACCGCACGGTCTTTTAGTTCGTCGATTCGCTCCGAGGCTGCCTGTCGTGCCGGACCCTTCAACTGCTCAAGTCTGCGGATTTCATCGTTGATTTCGTCGTACTCCTGACGCAGTGCCTTGGGCACGACATCAACTGTGCGCCATGGCATGCGGCTCGTGATGGGCAACTTGGGAATAAGTTGCTTGCCCTCGCTGTCCGACAGCAATTTGCGGAACAATGAACCGCGGGTAAGACGGCGAATGACACGTGTATCCGGAAGGATTTGGACTCGGTTCAACAAGTCGACAAGTTGCGCTGGCTGCAGCAACTGAATGTCGCGCTTGGTGAAGCCAGCCCCATCCAACACTTCGTTCACGAAGTCGGGGTCGAGTCTGTCCTTGACCTGTTCATAGAGTGCGCGAATCAGACCGTTGTCCGTTTCAACGCCCGTGCGGCTGCGGAAGTACGAGCGCATCGCGTCGATGGTCATTTCTCCGCCGCTAAGTACTTCCTCAATCATCTGGTCGTGTACGCCAGAAGAGCGCAAATAGGTCTTCAGGTAGCGCTTGTAGGTATTGAGGACATTCTTTCTGGCTGTTGGGGTTGCGCGAGGCGACTTGGAGAAAGCCTCGAGTGCGCCGATTGTCTTTTCGTCGCCCGAAAGGAACGTCTTGATTTCTGCGTCTGATGCGCCGCCTGCACGCAAGGAGCGGGTCAAGTTCAGGATTGATTCCTGGTTGTCAACGTCTCCGCCAGACACCACGATTTGTTCGGTTGGGACCTGCTGGAATGCGCGCATCTTGCGAATGCTGTTGCCGACGAGATTGCGCTCGTATTTGTAGGTTCCGATTCCGGCCTGCAGTGTGCGGTCGCCGTAGGTCCAGCCGCTGGTCAATGCCGAAATGACCTGGTCCTCTGTCTTGGCATTCTTCAGGCGCAGCGCCATGTCGGTGGTTATCTTGCCGTCGAAGATGTCTTCCCAGATGGTGCCAGCGTCGTCTGTGTTTTGCAGAGTTTCAACAAGTTTCTTTGCGTATGGGTTGCTGCGGAAGAAGTTGTTGAACTCGAGTGCGTTGTAAGTTGCGCCAGAAAAGTCAATGCCGAGTCCTGCTTCTCGGAGCATCTTTTGCTTCGTGGGGCCAAGTGCGCTGCGCAAGGACTTGGCATCTTCTGCGCTGAGAAGCGGAACAATGCCCTTCAATCCCGCCGATGGCGTACCGGCCTTTCGGAGTACTTCGATTGCTTCGCCGGTCTTCATCGCCACTGCTGCGTACTCGGCGGTGCGTAGTCCCTTGGCAATGTACTTCGAGGGGTCGGGCAGCACAATGTTGAAGATTGCGTCGATTACGCCCGAGCCATAGCGATAGGCCATGTCTTCTTCGCGGAAGATTCCGCCAGCCGACATGACTCCGCGGCCCAGGGTAAATGCAGAACCGTAGATGGTGCCGCGAGTTGCGCGTGCGCGTGCCGCCTGTTCTTCCACGATTTGTGCGTTGGGCAGCCAGCCAACTCCCTGCTCTTCGGGATTGTCGAGCATGGTTTGGAATGTGCTTGCTGACATCATTCCTGGAATGTCAAGACCAGCCCCGGTCCACATCTGTCCGAGTACCGTGTTGGCGTATTCCGGAACGCTCATCAAAGCAGCAAGCGACCAACGCGATGCCCACTTGGCTGGACGCGCCGCCGCACTTGCTACTGGGCCGACAAGATTGGTAATGCCACCAGCAATGGCTTCTGCTGGCGCTGGAATCGCCAACTGGAATGTCTTTGAAGCAATGCGCTTGGCAAAACTCAGGCCGTCGAATACGGCGCGGACAGGTGTTGGAAGATTGCCAACTGCATCTCTTCTCTGTTCAAACGAATCGAGTTCGCGCTGTTGGGCCATCCTGCCAACTTCGTCGATTGCTGCCGCACTGGCGCCTGCCTTGGCAAGCGAGAGTTGTACCTCTGGCGACAGCCATGGTGCGCGATAGTTGATTTGATTCAACTTCATTGCCATGGACTGCGAGTACTGAGGGCTGAACTGGTACTGGGCAGTGTTCATGTCCTGCTGCAAACTCAGCAGGTACTCCCGGTCCTCGGGGAAAAGGTTGTTGTAAAGCATCAGCCAATCCCGTAGCGGGACAGCAAATCATCCAGGTCGTCGTTTGGGAATGCCATTGCGATGGCCCGCAGTTCTTCCAACGCCATGTTGGTCTGCGAAACCATCGGGATTCCAGCCTGGAACATGTTTGGACCTGGTCCAAAATTGGCGCCAGCAGTAATTGGTTCGTCTGGGCGCTGCGTAGGTGCGCCAATTGAGGTGAGTTTTGCTGACTGACGTGCTGTGCGGCCAGCCGAAACATCCGAAGGTGAAGGACCCATTGGCACTGCCGACTGGCTTGCCATCTGCTCTGTGGCCTTGCCGTAGGTTTGTCCCTTTGCGGCTGACTTTGCAATCTTTGCCGCCGGGTTCTGCAGGTCAAAACGATTTGCCATATCAGCCTCCGATTTGCGCTAAGAGTTGCTCCAGGCTAGGTTCGCCCCCCGGTCCTGCCACCGGCGCTTCTGCGCCCATGCCAGGAAGCGCCAGCCCGGGCATGGTTTCTGGCGCGCCCGTCGGCATGGCTGTGGCCTGCCGTTCTTGCGCGCGCCTGTTGGTGCGTTCTACTGCTTCGTATAGCGACACGTCCTGCTCCATTACGAGTTTGACGAGATGCGCGAGGTCTTCTGGCTGGTAAGGACCGGCTGGATTGACGGCCTGCTGCTGAATGCTCGACAGCAGCGCTGCCTCTACGCCTTCTGCAATGATTCTGTCGTGTTCCAACTCTGGGTCGGAAATGAGTGGGTCTGCTTCGCGTGCGGATTCCTTGCTCATCATGCCGGTGCCGAGTCGCTGACCAAGTCCAATGATGAGCGAGTTGACATCCGAACCAGCAGCCGAATACGAAACGTAGTGGAAATCGGTTTCCCAAATCTTGCTGGGTACGTATGTCTCTTGACCAGTCGACACGCGCGATGGCAGGAAGAACATCTTGGGCATTTCGCCCCAGTACGCCTTTTCGATTGCGATGGCGATTTTGTCCTCTTCGAGCAGCGAGGCTTCGAACACTGCCTGTGCTTCTTGCACGCGGAAGTCGACGGTTGCCGACAATACGTTTTCGCCACGGCGGCCAGTGCGGATGTTAGTTGCTGATTCGCCACCGAACTCTGCCGGGATTGCTCCCTCGAGTCGTTCCTGACGCTCGAGTCTGTCCAGTGCTTCGTAGGTCTTGTATCCAGGGTTCAGGTCTTGACTTCGTATATCTCCGCCACGGACGATGCCCAGGATGCCGTTCTTGCTGTCGGCCAACTGCACGATTTCCGGGTTCTCGCCAGTGCGTGCAACCAAGTATTCCTCTGGGAAGATACCGCGTTCGATTGCGATTTCGGTAAGAGCCTGCAAGCGGGCGCGCGTGTAGTACATCCCAAGGATTCCGTCGAACTGACCACGTGGCTTGTCAAGCGTGATGCGGTTTGCAACCACGGCAAGCGGCATGCCAGTGCGGTTCGGGATTCCCTCAAGCAGCATCTCCTGCATTCCAGCGCGCTGCGCCGGTGACAGTTCTGGGTTGTCTTCTGCGCCCATTACGACGAGTTGCAGAGCATCAGCCGAAACGTATTCAAGCAGTGTGTAGCGCGAGTCGCTGTCGACGTCGCCCATACGCAACTGACCAGACACCAAGTCTCCGTAGTTCTGTAGCAACCAGGCTGCCGTCACCTTGTGGGTGAAGATGCAGTCTGCTGGGAGCATGTCGTCCTGGTCCTCAACAGGAGCAGGGAACGTATCAAGCGGATTGCGCACCACCCACTTGGGCATCAGGGTGCGGAAGTCTGGCTTCAAGAAGACTGCGGATTGCGAGTATGCCAACAAGTGACGCGCACGTCGGCGCATCTTCATGTTCATCTTGTTGTGGTCCCAGAAAGACAGCATTGCCTTGCGACGCATGCGCGCATAACTCTTTGAGCGGTCAGAACCGTCTTTGACTGGCGGGAAATACGGCGAAGGCATTGTCGACGAAATGCGCATTGACATCTGGTCGAGGCCGGTTACCAACAGATTGGCGACATTCGATTTGGCAGAACGGTCCAACTCGTTGAGCGGAACGACAATTTCGCCATTGGCAAGGTCGCGTACGTTGCGCATCTGCTCGTACAGCGGACCGAGTTTCATCTGTCGATTGCGGTACAGTTCGACAATCTGCTCTGCAGAGAGCATGCTTTATTTACCCCTAAGTCCC